CGGCTGACTTTGTAAAAACCACACCTCCCGGTGTACTTCCGCCAGAGTCTACAACAAAAGGAATTACTGCTGGACCAACAAAGGCCGCCTGGTCACTGGACCCTCGCGGCCCTGTTCTCATTAAATCATTCGCCATTTTATTTCTCCTTAATCCTTATATTGAATTTGTGGTGCTAATTTTACCCAAACATAACCAGTGCCAGTTCCGCCGATTCCAACGGTGTACCTAAGCTCTTGGCCAGACAAAACAACAGGGACTCCGCTTGAGTCATTCCCAGCGGAGTCAAATACCCAACCTGTGCTACCTTTACTTGTAGATACAGTNCCGCCTTCTGTTCCAGCAGCATAACCTGCTAGAANTGGGACCGCTCCTGCAACAACGTAATTTGTAGCTCCAACATTTGCATCATCAATAACAACAGCCCCGCCAGCAGCAGTATTAGTGGTTGCTGTAAATCCAGCATCTAAGATCCGAAAATTACGACCATTGATAAATGGTTGATTTGGAAAAGATGCTGCGGCGACACCACCATTAATATCGACTTCTGGGCTAACAAGGTAAACCGCACCTAGTTCATTTGAAATCTTGTGTGCTTTTTGAAAACTCATATTTCCTCCTTAAAAGGAGGGGGGCCAGAAGCCCCCCAGCTCAATTAAGTTGCGATAAGGCCGGTTGGGACTCGAATGTCCTCTTCACGGGCTTGGCAACGTGGGTTTTCGCAAACAAGTTCAAACTCATTGTAGGCATACGCTTGGAAAGCGAATGTACCAGGAATCTGCTTGAAGATAGAACCAGTTGAGGTATCCCAACCGTAGTCTCCGAGCTTAACCCGTTTCATCGCTGAAGCATCCATAATGGTGTAGCTGTTCAATGGAGCAGACCGTGCGGTCTCCCATGGAATCTGCTTTGCACCATATTGGTAAGCAATTGTCGTATGGCCTTTAAGAGCCTTAAGGTCTGTCTGCATGTATACAGGGTCAATCTCTTGGAGGTAAACCTGAAGCAATGAGTTATGTGAGAAGATCACAGGGTTCATTTCATCAATGTCTTTAGGTCCAAGGTCAGTCATCTGCATCAACAGGTTTGTAATGCGCCAGTGATTAAAGTCACGAAGAACATCACCATTACGCACAACAAATGAGTGCCATGGATTGTTCTGTGGTGCGACAGCAGTACCTCGGTTAATTCCGTGGTAAGTACCATTGTCGTTAATCGCATCAGCAAGACCAGTAATTGTATTACCCCATTCGTTGCCGTTTGCATCACCCTCTACAATGTAACGAGTTGCATCACCAGCAGGAATAGCAGTATCAACTTGGAATGTTTGTGCGGCTTGATTTACTACAGTCACAACACAACTTGTNCCAGTATTTGCTGCCAATTGAACGGCATTACCAATCTGAAGCTGCATACCAACCCGAAGATACCGACATCCAGCGTAAGCATCCATGTAGGTCTTTGTGTTAGACAAAGCAGCATCTGACTCTCGTTGGTTTGCTGTAATGTTAGTGTTTGCAGCTACACCAGCACCAAGTCCTGTCGCAAGAGCAAGCACACCAGAGTTAGGGTTAGTACCGGGAGCACCGGCAGATCCACCCCAATACTTAGGTCCAATTCGATTCTTGTGTGAGTTTTTGGCATCAGATACCAACTCGTCCATGATCTGTCGGTACATACCGGGTTTCTCATGGGCACGAATCAACTTAGGTCCAGTGATCTCCACAATGTCCATGTGGGGAAACAACCGAACAGTAGCCTCATCGTATGATGGTGGGTTGTATACAGGAAGCACAGGTGCTGCTGCTCCAGGTCCACCACTAACAAATCGACTACCACTGCCCTCAGCAGTTTTGTAAAGGTAGTACTGAGAGTCTCCTCCGTTCCAATCTTCTGTCGTAATGGAATCAATCCACTTTTCAACATCATCAACGGAATCAAGAAGCTTAATAATTACATCAGCATAGGTGTATTGAAATAAATCACTAAACGCCCCCGCTGACGACTGACTGGTCTTTGGCAATGCCATCGTATTCTCCTATTAATTTGCGCCTTTTTGGCGGCGCAATAAATCTTCAAGAAGATCTCCAGCTTCCTTCGCATTTTCAGGAGCCTTTGGAAGATCTTCAAATCCAGCAGTAGCAAACATGTCAGGAAGCATTGCTTTTCTATCTGCAAGCTCCCGACGCTTTTTGTTCTCTTCTGCTACTTTTGATTCTAATCTGTTAAACTTTGATACTCTTTCTTGAGCAATCTTTAATGCAATCTCTTTTACGTCGCCAACAGGCTGACTTAGAGCTTGTCGTCTTTTCACCTCTTCGGAAGCGTCAAGCATAATTAGTCTTTCAAAGTCCATAATGCGCCCAGACTCTGGGTGTTTTTCTTTGAATGACTTTAGTGCCCGATCAACCTCACGACCAGCGGTTTGCTGAAGTGCATCAGTTGCATACTTTTCAACCAACTGCATCCTTGGCTCTAACCTTTCAGATACCATTTTCTCAATCATGCCCTGAATAGAACTAGATTCAGTGTTATCTGAAAACTCAGCATACGCGCTGTTTTCAACAGGCGCTGTATTAGATTGAAGCATTTCAACTTGTCCTTTTAAATAGGACTCGTTTTGTTTTGCGTCTTCCATAGCCTTGTATGCTTGGCTGTAATAGTTTTGAAGCTTGGTGTTTTCGCCTCGCATCTCATCTACTGTTTTTTGCAACTCTGCAATTCTTTCGTCTGCTGTTTTACTCATTACCCTTCCCTGTTAGTTTGGCGTATTACCCTCTACGCCTAGTTGACCTGTAAACCCTGAAGCTATTGCGGGGGTCATTGCTGGCCCCTTCTGATCACCGCCCAAAAGAGCAGCAATGTCTGGTGCGCCACCAGCGCCGCTTGGTGCGGCTGGTGGCATATCCATTGGGGCTTGGCTAGGAGCAATAGCAGACTGATGTTGTGCTAACAGTGCTTCTAGTTTTTGCTGTTGCTCTGGAGTGTAATCTAAGAAAAACTTAGGATCTCTCATAGCTTCTAACAAAACGCCAATGTGTTTTTGGTGGTTCATCCAGGGCCTAAAGAAAGGCTCTTGGTTGTCTCTAACTCTAAGTATATTAATGTTGGCAACGGCTTTATCACCGGGCTCTTCAACATCTGTAAGTCGTGATGCGACAGGAGCCCCAAGCAATAGCTCTACAATTGCGTCATTTCTTGGGCTACTTTCTTGCAGCATTCCATTTGCTGCAAGTTGCATAATCGAGCTTCTTATTTGGTTTGGGTATGAAACTGCCGCTGAGCCGGGAACCATTCTAACATCAAGAAGATTAAACGGTGTCCCGTCAAACTCATAAACAGCAGCTTGCTGGTCAGACCCCATAAGCGCAAACCTATAACCAATAGGTAGGTGGTCCTGACACAAACGAACAAGGTGGGTCGCCTGGTGAGCTTGAGCGGCCTCAATCTCTTGAACTGTTGGGGCCATCGCGATTTGGTTTTCTTGCAACAGCCTATCTAAATAAGCTGCGCTGTCACCACGCGAGGGCGTTGATCCCCCAACAGGAGAAGACGTCAGACTCAGCGACTCCAAATCAGCCATCGCATCTTGTCTCATTTGGTACAAGTGCGGTGATATTTGGGGTGGAGTCATAAAGGTGGGCTTCTCTTCACCGTAAGGAACATACTCGTAGATCTCACCAGCGCGACCCTGAAAATTAGTATCGTTAGAACCGTGCGGTTTTAGCATGGGAGGATCAGCAGTTCTTTCCGCTGCTCTAATCTCAATATGCTCCACAAGGTCTAGTCTTTTTTGCGCTTGTCTAAGAACATCAACTACGCAAAGACCCCAGCCTCTATCTGTAAACTGCCGGTCTCTGTAAGTGACGTGAGGGTAGTCGTTATACGGTAACCCATCCACAAGTTTAATGATCTGGTCACCAGTGTAGACGCATCTAAATCCAGACCTATAATTTAGTCCTATTTTTGTAGACACAATTGGGGCGTGGTAAAAGTCCCAGACCTCTACCATTTTTTGAGCGCCATCGTTATAGGTCTCTCTTAGGCCAAAAGTAGAGTCTACTTCTCTAAAAAGAAAAGCGTCTTCAGATTCATAGCTAGAAGATAAACGCGACATATCTACATCTGGGAAATAAATTTCCATAAGGTCGTATGGGATTAACTTTCTTTCTGCGTAGTTCATGCACTGGCTAATATTTAAGTGCCGCCAATGAGGATCTGGGAAAAAGTTAAATGGGTGTACAGATCTAATCTTGGGAATCCCAGTCTGGTAAGACACTGTTTTCAGTGTTTTTTCTTCCATAAAAGGCATATCTACAAGAGATGGGTCATTAAACTCATCCACCATTGGGATGTTTAAAGTGGAGTATTCGGGCGTTTGCCCAGAGTAGGAGATCTCCTCCACAAACTCACCAGCATTTGGGTCCCACTGGGTGGCCCAAATGCCATTTCCAAAGATCATCATGTTCATCATAGAAGCATGTTTTGCGTAGATCGTATCTCTCATTTCCCAAAAATGAGAGATTAAACTATTAGCAACAAGAGCTTTCTTTCTAGAATCTCTCTCATTTGACCCTGGGATACACTCAGGCATCATTCGGGGAGACACTAACTTTGCATGGTATTTTCTTAGCTTGTCTTGAACTTGCGGATTGCTTGACTCAGCAGCACCTGCATTGAATGGCCTTTGTGTTCTAGGGTCATACTCAACATTTGTATAACCAGCAGCAAACGCAGCATTTTCATACCAACGATACTCTAGAGGTTTTCTAGCGTCTTGGTTTCTTTTCACACATTTTTTAATGTACTGAAGAACAGTTTGCCGGTCATTCGTTGCCATTTTTAGCCCTACCTAAATCCATAAGGGTTTTGAACGCCATATTGTGCTGATAAATTTGGCGGCAATGGTGGTGCTTGGTAAGGCATCTTTTGCGCTAAATACCCAGGGTCTGGAAGGGGTTGCTGTGGCATAGGCAACTCTTCAGGTTCATCTTCAAAAAAACCAACCAATGTGTTCCCAAGCATACCTCCAACTGAAGATGTCACTGCCCCACCAATGCCCGGTAGCACTGTGTTTCCTAAAAATCCACCGAGAGCGCTGCCAATCGCTTGGCCAAAGTTTTGCTCCATACTGTTTCCAGAATTAAGCGTATAGTCAGATGGGTTAAGCATCATTCCGGGTTGACTCCCAAAACCAAACCCCTGCTGTGGCATCTGGGGAGAGTGCATTGGCATTCCCATTCCATTCATGTAAGGAACTGGGAGAGAAGGTGTATTGAACAAAGTTGAATATCCGTAGCTCATGTTAACTCCTATCGCACTCCNCTTGGGTNAAACATATACATTGGAGCTTGTTGCTGCATGGGTTGCCCACCAAGCGGATTGTAGATATTCGGCTGTTGTTGGTTATACCTTTGATTAAGCATAGACCTAATTTGCCTTGATGCTCTTGAGGGCATTCTTACTGGAGGATCGAGCTGTCGGCTAGGCATAGGTCTTGATTCAAAATTTCTAAGGGGTTGACCCGGCACCGGCATTGTTAAAGGCTGGCTTTTCATTTGGTTATATGTGCCCATTCCAGGCATAACATCAGACGGATCTCCAATTCTTTCCAAGCCCCGGTCTATTGTGTTGAGAACTTTTTGAGCTTGAGGAGCTTGTTTTGGTGGCTGACCCGTAACTGTTTGCGGCTTTTGCACATTAACTGAGCTTGGACTGGGTTCATTAAACATCCTCATTAGCATCATGCCAAGGCTTTCAATCTCGCTGTCATTTAGCGAGTCAAGCTGTTCTGAAGTAAGCGAATATCCAGATTGAGGTTCAGTCATGAACCTTTTTGACCCTTGCTCTAACATCGGGTAGTTTTCAAAACGCCGCTCTTTTTCAGCCATAACTTACCTCTTTATCTATTTGTCCAAAAATTTAACATAGCATTAGAGTTAGTGCTCTTATTTCTTTTAGTATTTGCCTTAACCGTGGCCCGTAGGTCTGCAAATGTCAAGACTTTAGGCTGGGCCTCTTTAACTGGTTTTCTGCACTTTAAACAAATACCACCAGCTACCACTGCGTGTGGGCATTCTTTTTTTTCTTCAACAGGCTGGTACATAACGCTTCCCATGTAGGGAAGCTGTCTACTTGCATAAATGCCAAGCATTAAACAGGTAACCTCATCATCGTGGTACCGCTCTCCAGTAATTGGGTCTGTGCCATCCATAGCTTCAGGCAACATCCTGGAACTTTTTTTAACAAACACTTCAAGCTCTCTTAATGTGTTTGGGTTTTTAACCACGCACATCCCCTTTTTAAAAAAGGCAGTAGCGGAGCTAACTGCCTCTGACTTACTTCGGCCAGTCATTCTCCAACCTAAATACTTTGTTGGGGATTCATTTTGTATGTTGTCTGTGTTCTTGCGTCTAAAGATGCGGTGTAGCGGGTAGCACGACCGGAACAGGGCTAATGCTGCCGCTCCACATGAGTTAACCTCGGGTATCTGCCAAGCCATGTTATAGTAGGCTCCTAAAGCAATAGCTTCAGATGCAGACTCTTCAGGGTAGCACTTCTCTCTAAAGTGAGCGACTTGGGTAAGCTGATCACCACGTTTATAGACATGTATAACATTGTAGTCGCATTGGGCGCTTTGCCCTTCTGCATAGTCAGATGACACAATGTATTCTTCGCCTGGTATTGGGTCTTCGTATATTTTTATAGGCCCAAAGCTTTCGGGGACAAACGTGAACATATTCGGAGAAACGGTGTATGTCTCCTTATTAACCTGACTCATCATAGCGTCAGAATCAGGTTGCAGTGCCCTTCTTCCTTCCTTGGTGATCAACTCGCCACGAACAGGGTTAGGCTCTTCTTTTATTCTTTCCGACTGGTTAACAACCTGACTCATATCAAAGATCGTTAACGTCGAAGACATAAACGCTTCGCGCCAATGTGTGGGGTACTGGTTTTTAAATATCTTAGACTTACCGTCGCAACGATCTTGAATAGCCCACCGACGCCACTCAATCCAACCCATTGGGTTTAACTTTTCAGTCTCAGGCTCTTTATTCCACCGTGGGACAATGTGGTTTGTTAATAAATCAAACTCATCATCATCGAGGTTTAATAAAGACGAATACTTCTCTAGGCCAGTGCCATCTTTTCGAGAATGGCACTGCATCCAATCATAAAACAAAGCCTCGTTATCTTTAGCAGGCTCCTGCCAGCACTGTTGTTCATCATCTAACCAAGAGATAAACAGAGGCTCAAACTCAGACCTACCCGCTACAGCTTCTTCCCACAAACGAGAATACGAATCACCACGACTCTCAGCAGTGGTATCAATCACAATGGCCCCTGTATTCTTACGAACAGTAGGGAACATCTCTTTAATAATTGTGCTTTGATTACGGTACTTTGCAAACTCTGAGAGCAAAAGGTACTGAATTGTAGCACCTGTTCTTGCTAGCGGGGTTCTCTCTGTAAAGATCGAAATGGTAGAATTAAGCCCCCCGTATGGCTTAGCACCACCCCTTTCCCAGTTTAAAGTCTCTTGCTCAGGGATATCCCGTCTAAACTCCATGGGTTCTTTAAACGAACGAGAGTTACCCCAACGCTGGGGGCGGAGTGATGTGGGGTAGTTGCTATAGAATATATGGTTTCTTTTGTGGATCTCAGACGCCATATCATCTAATTGAGCGCCAACTACTACGTTTGTATTCGGAGTTAAGGAGGCTTGCCTATACGCATCCATAGAGAAGAACGTCGTAGAGCCAATACGACGTGCTTTACAGACAACAATGCGTAGAAACCCACGACTAAACCACTGTCGGTTTACAGCCTCTGCTATGCGTCTTTGTACACGTCTTAGTTTAACCCTGGCTATAGGGCCTTCTTCAGGGGCGATATAAAGAGGGGCTACATCGTTTTCAGCAAAGAAAGAGATGTCGGCAAGACAATCTCTTCTAAACTTATCAATGTGCTCATTCTTTATTGCCATACATTTTCTCTAAAGCTGAAGGTAGGGATGTGTCCTCTTCGCTACTCACAACCGAGTGTCTAATGCTCTTATGTAATGGCTCTGAGCAGATCAGACGACAAGCATCCCTAAATCCATCTTTAAACTGTTTAGATGCCATAAGTCTATCTTTTGGTGATAAATTGCTGTCNCTCATTATCTCCGCTTCTATCTTAGCAGCAGCGAAAGTAGCAGCAACTACAGCCCTAACAGAGACCCCATGGTCTCGTTCGGCTTCCCAAGCGAGCCCAGCAAACATAGTGTCCACAGTAGACTGAGGAAGATTACCCAGCTTAATCCCAAGAGTAACGGTATCCAATGCTTCATCTTTCTTTTTAGTCATTAGGATTCGAATGCAACTTGTAGCTTAAGGACTTCTACTACACTTTGTGCAGTCGTCCCTCCAGACTTTGAGGCGTAGTTTGGGCCATCTAACGAGTTTTTAAAGGTAACCACATAGTCAGTCCCAGTGGTGTAATTAGAAGACCCAGCCCGGTCCCTGCCTAAGCAAATTAGACTTGTGTAGATGGGAGTGCCCAGGGTTGTGTTTTGAATCTTAGTCACTTCTACCGGGTGAGAGGTTATAATTAAAGTAAAGCCTTCTCCTGTATCAATCTCAAAAACATTTACTGTCCCATCTATCGGTACCTCAAAAACAGTTTGCTGGACGTCAGATACTTTTATGTTTTTAAATTTCCTAAAATCATCAGGCAGCGATTGGAAAATGTTTGTTTCAGATCTGTTGCTTATTAAAGCAGACAGCGCCATGTTAAAATACTTTTGTACGGGTTCTAGTGCCACAATGCCCTCCTAGCATAAGCCTCTCACAGGCTTCTCTATATAGCTTGTTAATATACTAATATGCCCTTGGCCCTCTAAGGGAGCCAAGGGCATTATATATATATATACCTATAGAGGACTTGGTAGGGTGTCAACAAAAAAACACCCCCTGCAATTATGTCGGGAGATTTACATTTATTCATTTAGTACCCTAAAAGATCACAAGGAGGAAACATGAAACCAGTTAAAGTTAAAAGAGTATACGTGCCCAAACCAAGCGATGTGGCCCTAGATAATGTCGCTATGATCGAAAAGGAGCCCCATAGTGGCCTCTGTAAGATCGTGATGGATGATGGGGAGTACCATTTTGTAGGTGGGGGTATTCGATGCGCCCTAGAGGCTATTGCAGATGCCGAGCTTAACCATAGATTAGACTTCTTAGAACACAATGGAGAGGGATGGGAGTATTAGGTTTGGGTTTCTTTGGGTTTCTGTAGGTTTCTATAGGTTTCTATATAGGGAAGTTTATAAAGAGGTTGGCTACCCCCGTCGGGAGAGGTGTCTCCCTTACCGGGGGCTGTCCTGATTGTCCAAGCGCAGAGACCTCAATTCTCCCATAGTACATAGGGGGGAGGGGTTGGGCGTGTCCGGCCCCGCTACGCTAGGTATTCCAATCCTAATCGCTACGCTCTATCCCCAATCCTGATCGCTACGCTTTGTATATACCATCACCTCAATCCTCTTACGCACACGCACACGCGAGGAGAAAGACCGTGGCCCCTGCGCGGGGGGCTCCTTCGTCGCACCCCCCGCTTCGGGGGCAAAGGAGATTGTGATGAGAAATTTTATTATAGCGGTTGTGCCACTCGGGTTCTTGTGTTTTGTGTTCATGTGCCTAGTTAGTTGGGTATCTGCATTGCGTGGCCTCGCGGGCTAAAGGAGAGTATCATGGCGACTTACTTCGACAGAATGATGAAGTTCAACAAGACCGAGTTAGTGGAAATGTTGTGCGATCAAAGGGAAAGAGTTGATCTTCTAACCGGAGATATTGAGAATCACCTCGTATCTATCAATAACCGCGATGTAAACCTCGTTGATTGTCGTGAGAAGATCGACCTTCTTCGAGCAAGTCTCCGTGATGCCGAAAGATTAACCAGTGAGCTTAAAGGCACAGAGGATGATCTCAGACGCCACATAAACATCGTTGAACGGCAGCGTAACAAAGCCGAGCTATCCCTAGCTACAGAGCGCACCAAGACACGTAAGTACAAAGTGTTGTTCGCTGAAGAGATACTAGAAGGAGAAGAGTAATGACTGAAGAAGAAAGAGTAGAAGAGTTTATGTTCGCCATGCACGACACAGAACAGCATCCCCCTGTGGCAAAGTCTAGTGTGCCCAATGATAAAAGTCCCAGCTTTGTATACACCATCACCTCAGATGAACCATCTCTGCACTGTCCTGAGTGCGAACAAGAGGTGTATGACGGTCTCTATGGGTACGAGTGCGACAGGTGTGGCTTAATAGAACCAGTGACCTTACATGGGGCCGGAGCCGGGAACCTCGTTCGATGACTCACTTGCTCTTGTCTGATTAGCCCCGCAAGCGGAACTATCAGATCGAGTCTTCGTCTCGACCC